CATCTATTCTGTCAATAAATGCTGCCTCATCTAATACTAATAATGATAATGCTTCAGATCTACCCGCATCACCTTTTGATGATATAGCTTTAATTTGTGAGCCATTTTTAAATCTTAATGAAAGTTTATTATCTTCCATTGTCTTGCCTTTTAGCCAACTAGGTAAATTATCATGCATTACTCTAACTTTAGTAACTAAGTTTTTTGCAACGTCTTGTTTAGTTGCAATTACTAATACATTATAATCTGATTGGAATATCATTTTCCATAATGAATATCCTGCCGATAAAGTTGATATACCTAACTGTCTAGATTTAAGAACAATATTATATCTATTATCTTTGAATTGATTTAATGCCTCTTCCTGAAATGGATAAAGGTTAAAGTACATCTTACCTTTAGTAGGATGTTGTATAATACAATATTTACGCATGAAATGTACAGGGTCTTGAGAACACCGTTTATATTCATCACGTATTATTTCTTTTATGCTTTTCTTTACCGACATATTATACCTTAATATAAGAAATTATTTGCAGAAAAACAAATAAAAGAACTGCTTATTTTTTTCTTTTTTCGAATGACCTTCCGCCAAAATATGCACCAATGACCGTTATTAATACTAATTGTAATAGGTCAGTCCATTTTTCTTCTACTTCAAAATGAATTGTGCCAGCATCGATAAATATCATTAACACCGTACATACAACTAGAAATATAAGTACCATTGGTCTTACATTTTTGGATAACCAAGAATCAGAATTCATATCTGATTTCCACCTATCTGTTATGTTAGCTTCCATTTTAGTTTCATAATCAGAAACTAATTCTTTTATCTTTTGTTCTGCCGCTAATTTTTCTTCTTTAGATGTATGCAAGTTATCTATAACTCCGCCGACACCTTTTACTAGATCAGCTGCTCCTCCGCTAAATAATTTTGTTAATATACTCATAACTTTACTTTTTATTCTCCAAAAGATGTTCTAATATCATCTTTAAGTTTATTATAATCATTTTCTATTTTATTGATAAAGGATGAAATATCTACTTCATTTCTCTCACCATCTGCATTTTCCCAGGTAGTTTCTTTCATTTGTTGTTTAACAATTTCAACTTCCTTATCAGTATCTTTGAACCACGATTCAGCATTTGTCAACATAATTTCTTTTTGATATTGTTTCCATGCATCTGGTCCTTTTTGCTTTATCTTACGTTCTTCTTCCAAAACACAGCCGAAGCATTTTTTACGTTTAAACCAAAACTTAAAGTTAAGTCTTTGTTCTTTTTCTCGCATATTAGTACCACAAGTAGGACATTCTTTTGGTACCTTTAATAATTCTTGAATATCTTTAAGAATACTATTTTCGGGTTGACGTGTTGTAAATCCATCATGTTGTGTAACTCTTGTTCGAAATCCCTTACCATCCGTTTCAATCCATATTTTAGGTTTACCATCTTTAAAAGATTCTATTACTTCAGATTCTTTTAATTTTGTTTTACCTGTATATATTGATTTACGTGTTTGAGATCGGTGTTCGCCAGCAAGCATCTGCTTGATAGCTTTCACATTTTGTAACTTATTGCTCATATTAGTTTAAACCTTGGCGCATCTTCAATAATAATCTTTTCTTCGCTCCATCTTTAAGACCTAAACTATTTATCATGTCAATGACGAAATCAGTTTGTTGAGTTGCTGGCTTAGTTGCTAATGTTTTCTTCATCATTTGCATTGCTTGGGTTTTGTCTACTCTGCCCATTTTAGATGCTAATGCTGAACTAACTTCTGCTTCTTCGATTGATTCAAATCTATCAGCTGCTCCTGCAGGCTTACCCATATCACCTGATAATGAATCTTTCTTCATTAACATTCTGGATAATTGTTTTGCTACTTGGATATCATCGCCTGATATAGCTTGTACTACTTGAAGTAATCCTGCTGCTTGTTGAGCCGGCGTTCCTTGTCCTAATGCCTTTTTTAGCATTTTAACACCTGCTAATTTTTCTATTGAACCTAATTTAGATCCTACAGATGCTTTTGCCATTGGTGCTTCTTTTAAAGATTCTTTGATCTGTTTCCTGATCATATTTCTTAATGTTGTTTCTTTCATTGGTTTGTCCCTTATTTTAATATAAATATGCTATGTCCTACTTATCAATGCTATTTTGTAAAGCCTTTATCCATAGCAAAGTTTGCTCTACTAAATTCTACTCTATCTACAAATTTAACACCATTTCCAATTCTATCTACTGCCACATATCCTTCCGGTGCGGTCACTCTCAAGCCTCCTTTACCATCGTCTACAAAATGCTTTGTATTGTAGATAGCATTATTATATTTTCTTACAAATATAAGTTTGGCATCTGATAATAATTTCGATACTATAAATAAATTAATGATATCTTGTTTACGATCATTAAATTGATTCATTTGGTCTTGTTTAGCTAAAGTTGCTTTTTCAATTCCACGATCTGATTTTAGTTTTGCAATTTTTTTATCAACTCGTATTTCATACCATTTTTGAAATGCTTTAAATGATACTGCCGGATTGTTAACAAATTGTCCGGACTTTATTTCTTGATTAAGATATATGTTTAATAATGAACTAGGAAGATTATCGTAATTAATTTTTATAGCATCTGCTTTTTTAATTAAAGATTGTATTTCTTTTGTTTCTGATAATGTCAATTTTACTACACCAGTGGTATCTTTAAAGAATGCATCATCAAACCATACATTAGGATTTTTTTTCAATCCACTGACATCTGCACCAAACGATGCTCCTGATGATAATGACTGATATGTTGTATGAAATACTATGCCTATTTTTGCTGCAGCAACTTCTCGCCCTATATCGGAATCAGATTCTACAGCATATGTAATTGTATTTGGACGAAATTGCAAATGAGGCTTGCCATCTATAGTTGTTGATTTGACCATAGAATTATCAAACATAAAATCGCCTTGTAAAATATTTTTTATACCTAGTGTTGGTAAATATTTTAATGCAAATTTTAACTTAACTGCTAATCCAGGTGCTTGTCCATGATTGACTTCTATATCATCCATCGTATAGTTAATTTTAGGAGTTTTAGTATTAAACACAGATTTGGTTCCTACAAAGAACTTTCCATTGTCTGGATTAATGCCGGCAAATACTGCAGGCGCGCCATCCCATTTAACCGATGTATTTATTTTTGAATTTGAATTTCCTGCTAAATTTTTCAATAACTCTATTAAGAATGACCTAGCTGTTTTATATCCAGCCTTGCCTTGAGTTAATATTAATTCTTCTAAATGAGTTAAATGTGTATTTGCCTTAGCTTCATTTATTTCATCGAATGGTTTAAAGTCCGATGTTCCTAGTTGATAATGATCTGGCTTATGGCCTCTAGATAATTTTGAATGATAGTCTACTTCTGATATCACTTCGTTGAAATTATTACCCCACCATTCTTTTGTTAATACTTGTTCTTCTTCTTTTGGCATAATTCTAAATCTCGCTGCTGATTTTCCGTTTATTAATAAATCACCTTTTTGACTCCATTGTATTGTTTGTACAACAACTGGTTTGTTTTTGAATTTACCCATCATTACCGTATCTCCTATATTGATAGGCACATTGAAATCTTCTTTAAGTTGGTTGGTCTGTGTTCCTAGTTCTTCATCTTTACTAGATTCAATTGAATCTTCTGCTCCTAGGAAATCTAAAAACTTATATCCTACTACTTGGGCTATTTTAGTTATTTCTTTTTTCCATAATGAATATGCAGGACTACCTTTATAATTTTTCAAATAATCTGTTCCAGCAAACTCTGCACCTTTAACTCCGGTTGGAAAATAGGAAACAGTTAATGGAGGACCATCTGGATAATTTGTGTCATGTACTTCTATAGGACTATCTTTAACTATATAATTTACCACTTCATATCCTAATCGTTTAGCCATTTCGGCTGTCTTCTTTTTATATGTAGCTAAATTACCGTACATATACCTAGGACCATCGTCTGCAGATGTATCGGCTAATCCAGTTAAACTTCCTTCTAATAAAAATGATTCTATAACTTCAGATTTTATTTGAGAAAATTTTGTTTGCAACATGTTGTATATTTTAGGATCAAAGAATCCCATTACATCTTTAAATGTTTCTGCATCTGCTGTTGCTAATACTTGTCTTAAAGTGGTACCGGACATTTCTCCAAAGCCAGGTATGTTGATATCTACATGAGGAGCAACTACTAAATATCCATGTTTGGTAAATGGCTGTAATGTAGACTTATTATCTTCATAGTCTTGAAAATAACTAGGCTCTCCGTTCTTTTTAAATCCTATCTTGAATCTAGGATTTTCTTTCATATCTTTTGCACCTACAGCAAATAATAATGCAGTTGTTTCTGGATCATATTTACTAGTTAATTCTTGTGCTTGGTAAGGATTTTTAACTTGGACAACATTTGTTACTCCATGTTTTTTCATCACCGAATATTTTTCTTTGAAATTCAATGGAGATTTAGGTAAAGCAACTTTATCAGATGTCACTACAAATGTATTTGATTTACCAAATTTGCTTGCTAACTTTTTATAAACTGCTGCATGATGTTGCCCCATCGGTTGGAATCTACCTGGATAAACTACTAGTATAGTCTTTACCGGTGATTCAATTAACATCTGTTCTATTATTTTGTGTCCTAAAGTTTTCATCTATATATAAATATCCTATATCTTGTTAACCACAATGAAATGTGCATGGTATAAGCTTACTAGAGCTAGATTCGTTCGACCAATCTACATTTTCCAATGCTTTTGCTACCGTATAATTATGTAGGATATCATCATTTTGTTTACAACCATATCCTGCAGACCCAGATGAAGTTGTAATATAATCTCCTATTTCGACATTGCCATTTTCATTACATACATATATCATACCATCACCTATTGCCCATACATTATGTTGATGCATTCTTTCATTTTCTTCTGCTATTGCTCCCTTCGATCCTC